GAAGCACTACTGTTTCAAAATGTGTTGCAGCTTGTTCTGATTGTGGTCCACCATTTTCTGCAACATCTGTATCGCATCCAACGACAACTCTTAAAACTTTGTTGTTTGAATCTAATTCAGCAAAATGAGCCATTACACGCCTGCCTTAACTGTTCCAGAAACAGTAAACGTTGCTATTTTTTCTCCACCTGGTGCAGTGGTAATTGTGTTTGTTCCTGGTGTTACTGTAAATCTTGTATCGGATGGACCTCTAAGAACTACGATACCAGAACCACCATTTCCACCGTTTGAAGATGGATCTGCGCCTAGTTGATAAGCTCCTCCGCCTCCACCGCCACCGGTGTTAGCTGTTGCTGGTGTTCCGTTTCTTGTTGGTTCAGAAGAACTTCCGCTTCCTCCTGCTCCGCCGCCACCTGGTCCACCGGCTCCGCCAGATCCTCCAGGTCCTGGCCAAGGGGATCCGTATCCAGCTGATCCTCCGCCTCCGCCAGCTCTTGTGACTGAAGCTCCAGTAATTGTTGATGCTGATCCTGGACCACCAGCTCCGGCTTGAGATGAACTTGGATTATTTCCACCTCCGCCACCGGCTCCGCCTCCTCCAGCTCCAGCATATAAATCAGGACTAGAAACAGCTCCCGAAGTGGATCCACCATCGTTTCCTTCCGGAGGAGTGTACCCTCCAACATTTCCTGAACCGCCTGGCACACTAAATCTACCTTCGCCTCCACCACCAGAACCTCCTGGTGCTAATGGAGGGTTAGAATTACCTCTCTCTATTCCTCCACCTGAAGAACTTATTGTTCCGCCAGCGTGTACAATGGATGAATTAGTTCCTTTAGCTACAGAAACTGGACTTGATGTGTCGCCATCAGCTCCGGCACCACCGTCTCCCACTGTTATGGTGTATCCTACGCTACCTTCTAATGTTAATTTTGTTCCGCCTGGGAAAGAAGTCCTATAGCCTCCGGCTCCTCCACCGCCAGATCGAGCTCCACCTGCTCCACCGCCGCCTCCAGCGACAAGTAAATAGTCAACATCAACAGGTGCAAGACCACCTTTTCTTTGACCAAATCCTCCAGCTGATCCTGCTCCTATTGTACCAATTATTGGCATTAACTATTTAACTCCTATTCTATTACGCGAACTGAGTCTGCGATGCAAACACTGTGAATGTCGCGTCTCCAGTTTTGATTACTGTGTATGTATAAATATCAACAGAGTTAGCATTTCCTGCTGTAGGTGCTGAACCACCTTGCCATTCTGGTGTCACCCCTGAGCCGTCAACTTGAACTGCTGAATTGTAATAAGGAGTTCCCCCTTGAGTAACTAAAAACGCTACTGTCATTGAGTCTCCCGTATTCATAACGTTGTTTAAAGTGTTAGATCCATCACCTCTTAAATTTACTGTAAAGTTTCCAGCAGAATTAGAAGTGTGATAAAGAACTGCTTGAGTAAGTATATCGTAGTTTACCGTCCCTGTAGTTCCAGTGGCTGCGATCGTAGCTCTTTCTTGTAAAGCTTCTATGCTACCGATACTTGTAAATTTAACAGCACCTAAACCTTTTGGTGTTAAATCGATACCAACGTTACTATCGTCTCCAGTTCCAGACAAAGTTGGATTATTTGTTGTCGCTGCGTTTGCAAGAGTTAATTCATTTACAGCTGAACCAGTTGCTGTAACTTTTAATAACTCAGCTCCACCAGTGTCTAATACTGATGTTCCTATCGCAGGAGATGTTAAAGTTTTATTTGTTAAAGTTTGAACGCCTGCTAAATCGACCATGCCCACATCAATAATATTAGGGTTTGTAACATCGTCGGCTTTTGCCATTAACATTTTTGTGCCTTTATCAGTAGTAGCAAAAGTTACGCTTGCGCCTGATCCTGATGCGTATTTAAATTCAACAGTGAAAGCTCCTGATGTGGAGTTTCTTATAACGTATAATTTTTCAACGTCAGTTGGTATAGTAACGATTCTGTTACCAGTAATTGTACCTGTAAACTCAATCATGTTTTGTTGAGCTGTTCCAGTCGTGTTTCCGTCAACAACGTCTAAGGCAGTTGTACCTGCTCCACCAGCGATTGATGTTTGGTTAAATCCACCTACGATTTGTTGTAATAATTGTAAATTTGTATTTGTTTTATCACCCCACGTACCCGCATTTTCACCGGTTACTTGAAGTTCCACTCCGAGAGCTGTATATGATGATGCCATAATTATAAAATCCTTATATTGTTATTTTACTAAAATTAAGCAGCCAAATCAACCTCAGTCCAAGTATTATTGACTCCTAAATCTACTTCATTCCATGGTGTAATATTAAGCGAGCCGAGACTTCCAGTCAACTGTATGCCTGTTAAATCAACTGTGGCATTACCCGTTAAAGAAACACTTGAAATAGAAGATTGTAATTGTGAGCCTGTTACTTCAGCTACAGAAACAGCGTCTACTGTAGGCTCTAAAAAGGCCATACCTAATCCAGTAGGACTTACGATAGCAAATCCTTCAGCTGTCTCTTCGCCTATATTAGATTGTAACTGGATACCGTCTGGATTTGCTAAAGTTAGAGCTCCAACAGCAACACTTTCGATGCTTGATTGTAAAGCTAAAGTTTGTAAAGTTGGATTAACGTCCTGAGCACCAGTGGCTGTGCCTTGAGAAGATTGTAATAAATTACCAAAAGGAGCTACATCACTATCAGCTGTCGTTTCGTGTGCATCTCCAATAGTCGATTGTAAACCTAAACCAGATGGTTCTGCAATAAAGTCTGCAAATGGGAATTCTTCACCAACTGTAGACTGTAAGCTTAATGAGCCTAATTCAACAGAGAATCCTGCATTCCATGCACCGTTACCCCATTCTAATCTACCCCAACCAACATTAATCTCATTATCAACTTCTACCCCTGGAGTTGTAGTTTGTAACTGTATTCCATCTGCTTCTAAAGTTCCTGCAATACCCCAACCTTCATTATTGTTCCAAGTTTTTCTTCCCCAACCTGCATTTATTTCTCCCTCAGTTCCCTCTTCACCAATATTAGTTTGTAATTGAGAACCTGTAACATTAGTTATGGTGTCAGATAAATTACCCCAACCACCATTAGAAGAGTTCCAAACACCACCTCCCCAACCAAATTCAGGAAAAGCTACAACACTACCTATTGAAGATTGAAGTTGCGAACCAGTTACTGCAGCGTCTGTTTGGTTTACTTCACCCCAGTTACCATGAGACCAAGTATTTCCGCCCCAACCTCTGTCTGCAAATTCATCTGTATCACCAAGAGAAGAATTTAATTGTAAACCTGTTATATCAAGATCAATATCTGTTTGATCACTCCACTGTCCAGAATTCCAAGATAAAGCTCCCCAAGTATTTTGAGTAATATCTATTTCACCGCCCATTCCTATTCCGTGAATGTAACAAGCGTAATAAAAAGTTGAGTCACTTGCTGGAGTTACTTCAATGTATCTTGTTCCTGCAGCGTTAAAAGTTGAGGTGTTGAAATAATCAGATTGTGTGGCAGAGCCATCTAGATAATAAGTTACTCCTGTTCCATAAACATTTGATTGTGGACTTGAAGTTTGTGTAGCAAAAAATAAAGGGTGAAAGTCGTTTGATGAATCTGATTGATCAAATCTTAAAGTTCCACTTTTGACCCAAGATAAGTCAATATCTCTAACACCATCTAAATAATAAACATTACCAGTGGCGCCACCACCTAAGTATAGGCTGCCCGTTGCTACGGTAACGGTGTAAGTAAGTTGTGCCATAACACCGGGCTCCTAATTATGCGATTCTAATTATAGCTTGTGTGTTGTTTGGGTTAGGAAACTGAATCGTAAAAGTTCCTGACGTAGCTGTTTTATCTGAGCCAAAGTCCAATACACAAACAGATTTGTTACTGTTTGAAGTGTTATAAATTAAAGCACCTCTTGCTGTTAATGTTACACCTGTAAAAGATAAGTCCGTAAAATCTACGAATGCTACTGTTCCTTGCGTTGAAACAAGAGCGTTTACCAAAGCTCCTCCACCTTGCGTGTACTGACCAGTGTTTGCAACTTGGTTACCAGAGGAATCTCCCGGGTAAGCTGTTGTGTCAGCACCTATTGATGCTTGTGATGTGTATAAAGCTAATTTAAAGACGTCTCCAGATGTTGGAGTGAAGTCATGAACACCTTCAAGGATTTCTTCCTTAAAAGAGTTTGTAATCGCGTTAGTTGTTATTGCCATGTTATCTCCTTATAAATTTTTATGGTGACGGAGCCGGAACAGGTGTTCTCGGTGTTCCATCAGTATACTGACCTCTTCTTCTTGATCCCATTTGTTCAAGAGCAAAAGCCTGTAATTCTGTATCATACCTTGTTTTGTAGAGGTTGTACATATCCTGTGGGCCTTTTAAATAAGAATAACACTCGACCAGCACACCATAAAGAAGCAAATTTTCATATTGATCCGACAGCATAGTTGAAGTCGTTGAGTCAAAATGAGGTGGATTTTTGACATATTGAATTTGGATGGCTAAAGCCGAGGCCGGTGTTGGTGCCACAATAATATTTTTATCATTATACATAGCGTAATATTTTGGCTGGCCAGTAGATCCAGTTGGATTAAATTCTGCTATAAACGTTTGATCTCTCTTTTCTAAAAAAATTTCTGTTGTAGCGTCCGTTATTTTTACAGCTCTAAGGTATTTCAAATCACCAGGTAAACTCACTGCTCTATTGCTAGCAGTAAAATTAGAGTTAGAAAATTTTCTAAGATCATCATAATCTACAGCTCCCGCAATGGCTAACTCTGTATTTCTAATAAATTGATCTAGTAAAGTATCAGATAAAACAGAGCTAGATACTTCTGTGTAATTTCTTACTTGAGTTAAAAAATTTGTATAAGTTATTGCCATTATGAAATACCTATTGTTACTGGATTTACTAAAGCTGTTACTTGTCTCCGTCTGTTTTGTAAAGAAGGATCTGCAGGTTTCATTTCACTTGTGCCTTGATTATTAAATGCAAAATCACCAGGTAATGTTAAATTAGCAACTCCAACAGTTATACCGCCAGAATCAGCTACAGTCACATCGTTACTAGCTACTGTTGTTGGCTGTTGAAATTTTTGCACCCTAGGATTTCTTAAAGCGATTGCATCTGCTTTTGTATGTGGTGGATCTAACTGTGGATGTTTTGCTTCGAATTCAGATATATGCACTAGAGAACCATTCCATTCTTTTACCATTTCTGTATATGGAAAAGCTTGTCCTGATCTATCTGATATAGCTAATGATCTTTTTCCTCTAGCAAATGCCATTATCCAACTCCATCTCCAAAGTAAGTTTGAGGGGATATATAAACAGAAGTTCTTTGGCCATCTTCTGTTAATGCCCTTTGTAATTCATCCTCATAAATTAATCTTAAGGTTTGTATTTTATCTGGTGCTTTTTTCATTGCTAAATAGTAAGCTAAACCTGAACACATGCAAGGTAAAAATCTATAAGCCACATCGGCTTGATTTGTGTAAGCTCCAGCATCTTCAATTCTATTAATAGAAAAATATTTTAGATGAGTGAATGTAGATGCATCTGGAGTTAAATATAAGTTGATTATAGGAATAACTTGTCTATCAACATAATATTGAGATGGCTGACCTTGTGCTCCTTTATTAGGTAAAGCAGCAAAAGCAGATCTATCTATTTTTGTTAATGATACATCTTGAGTGTTTGTTTCTACACCCGCGGTTGTGGATATAAAAGCCTCAAGCACATCACTAACTTTTGTTGGCACAGTATATTGTGCAGTACCAGCAGTTAACGCTTGAGTTTGTTGTTCAACTTTGAATAAATGAACGCCTCTATTACCCCACTCAGAAAAAAGTAAATTTAAACTTCTTCTAGCTGATCTAAGGTCATAGCCAGAGTTAGTACGTATTCCACATCTTTCATACGCTTCTTCTATAATATCGTCGATATTTAAATCGAATGTTGTTTGTCCAGACGTTGCCATAATTCATTACATTAAGTCTTTATAATAATCCATAGATTTACCAGGAACCATTTGTTCATCCTGTAAACCCATTCCTGAAGTTCTTGCAGCACCGAAACCTCTAACAGATTTACCAGCCATTGCTTTCATGACTTTACCTTTTTTTGCAAAACCCATTTTTCTAGTTACGTCAGGTCTTGCAGCTTTTAACTTTCTAAGACCTTCGCCTTTTGGACCTTCTGGAATTTTTTTCAAATTAGCCATTTTTCCTCCTACATATCCTTGTGCTTTTAGTTTTTTAGTTGCCTCTTTCAAACCTCCGCTTTTATAATTAAGCATTGATTCAAAACCTACATCTTTATATTTTTTACCTTTAAAAAATTCTCTTTCTCTTTTTACTACCTCTGGATCTCTTTTTTTAATACTTGTTACAGCAACCGTAGCTAAACCTATTGGAGTTGCAGCTCTAGCAAATTTTGCTACTCTTAATGCTTTACTTGCTATCCTAGCTTTAGTAGGAGTTTTTTTCAATTGTGCTATTAATCTATTTTGCTTTCCTAAACCAGCTTTTGCACTTTTTCCCACTAAAGGTTTTGTAGTTTTTCCAATGTTGCCTTTTGAAATAGCCTTAACTCTTTTTGCTGCACCTGTAAATTTTGCTTTTGCTTTTGATAATAATTTTTTACTTGTAAGTATAGGTGATCCTAATGCTGTTAAAACTTTACCAGCTCCAACATTTGTTTTTTTCATTATGTCTTTACCTATTTCTGTAGCAGTCTTTGCCTCAGGCATAGTTTTATAATAAGTCGACGACTTAAATAATTTTTTAGGTGGACCTATGAATTTTGGATCTGTCATACGTCTATCATACCCCCGTAATATTTCTTAGTAAAGGTCTTAACGTTTGTAGGTTTACCCCCCACTCCCTGTGGTTTAGCTCTTTTCCTTGCAACGGCACTCCTCCTCTGGGATTCTGTCATCCTTGCCGCTTTGGCAGCAGGGACGCACTTTGGATACTTTCGTTTTCTGTCCGCTTCCAATTTTGAACGGCCACACTTTGCGTAAGAGCCATCTTTTCGTTTGCTCCCAATATCTACCCAATTTTGTTTGAACCATTCTTTTAATCCCCCTTTTTTAAAAGTTTTAGAAAAAGTAAAACCAATATTTTTACTCTTACCTTGTTTTGTCCCTTGTAAACCAAATGAAGAACTTTCACCTTCTTTAGTTATATCTAAACCTAGAATACTATTTATATTTTGTTTATCAATTTTACTAAATGGTTTTTCACCTGATACTCCAACAGTTACACCTTTTTTCTTAACATTAAATTCTACTCTTGGAGATGTTACAAATTCATCATCATATACATCAAGACCTCCACCAACTGTAGTGCCTTTTAAATAATCAGGTAAAGTTTTTCTCTTTTTATTGCTCATACATACCTTTGTAATATTGTTTTAGACTTTTGTTCGCATATTTTTCACCGTCTACTTCTAAATCAATAAAACTACCTGTGTATGCAGGTTTAGGTCCTTTAAAATCTTTTCTCTTAACTCCTGAAGGATCTTTAATTTTGCCTGCACATATTTTGGATGCGTAGGCATTAGCATAAGCGCTAGGGTACACCTTAAATTTTCGCTTCGCTGCAGCTTTCCCTCTTGGACATAATTTAGTCATTTTGTTCTCCTTCTTTAGTGGCCACTTTGAGAGATGTTTTCTCCTTATTGCGGTCGTACAACTTTTTTGATTTTAACACTTTTGGAGCGTAAGTTCTAGACCTTACGATTTTTGCGAATTGATTCTTTACCTTTTTTTGCAACCTCC